AGAGGACATCCAGGTGATGGAAGCAACCGCGCTCGCAGAACTGAACAAAAAAGATGGCTAAAACTGTTCAGCCTATTGCTATCGAGCTTGGCATCAAGGGCGGTGAAAAGCTTGGGGCGCTGAATAGATCATTTCGCGATTTATCTAAGCAAATAAAGCTTTCAGATGCCGATATTATTCAGGCTACGAAAGATGTAGCCAAGTTTGCTCAAGAGGCTGGCGATAGTGAAGCGACAATAAGGGCTCAGATTAAAGCGTTTGAAGGCTTGCGAGCGCAAGCCAACGTGACAAGTACGGTCTATAGAGACCTTGGGAAGGGTATTGTCGATCTCAAAGCCTCGCTTGACGGGCTTGGCGCAAAATCGCAGGCTCGCGCTAAAAATCTTGCGGAGATTGGCACAAGCGCCAAGTCTTCTGTTTCTCAAATCAAGAAGGCCATCGAGGAGTTAAAGCTTCTGTCAAAAGAAGCCAGAACAGGCTCTGACGCATTTGCTCGACTGAAGAGCAACATTGCGGATATGGGAGAAGCGTTAGAGTTAGCGGAAGGCAAAGCTAAGAAACAAAAAGAAATATCAAATTTACTCAATGGCACGTTACGCAAAAGTTCAACCCTTATTGGCTTGCAAGCCAAAGCTTACAGAGAAAGAGTTGCTATAACAGAAAAGCAGATTCAAGCGATTGACCTGCTGTCAAAAAAAGAAAGGTCTACGGTTGCAAATACGGAGAAAAGAGTTCGGCTGGAGGAACAGCTTCAAAATCAGCTTCTTAAGGTTGCCCAGACTGGATACCTTGAGTTTATTGCTTCTAGCCGTAGTGAGACCATAAAGCTGGCAGAGGCATTTAATACCACAGATGCAAGTATCAATTCTTTCAGGACAAGATTAAAGGCTCTTGACGCAGACTTCGGCAAGCTTCCAAACACTACGGCAGGGCTCAACCAAAAGCTAGCAGAGCTGAAAATTGAGCTTAACAACACTGTCAGATCAAGCTCTGACTACACCCGTGTTTCCAATGAAATTATTGGTATTCAGAAGGAGCTTTCTAAAGAAACAGGTGAAAGCGCACAAGCCTTTGAAAGGCTGAAAAGAGCGCAAGAAGGGGCTGCGCGTAGGGCAACCAAGCTTGAAGGAATCGGAGACTATGTTGCCTCGATGTCTGTTCTAGGTGTCCGTGGCGGGTATGCTGACTCAGTGTCCGGCTTAAGCGCCGAGGCATTTGCTGGCCGCGTTGCACGTGGCGGCACTCCGGTCATTGGTCAAATGCGCTCTCGGCAAGGGCGTCCTCAGGGCTACAGGGATCCTGCCTCTGGAGCAATGATTGCGCCTGGTGTCGGAACTTTTGCTAGTAGGAGAGCTTTTAGGCAGGCAGGCGCTACTGCTTACGACAGACCTGTCTCGCCAGAACTTCCGCCTGCAATGGTGGCGGCGAGAGAGGCCCGGAAAAAAGAAATTGAGGATCGAATCAGTAATCTGAAAAACATTAACGCTGAAAACGATGCGCTACGGGAACAAGCAGCTATTCGACGATCTATCGAAAAAAACCAAAGAAGAGTTGCTGCCAAAGCTCCACGGGAGCAGCCGATGCGTGAAATTAGCGCATTCTACGGCCAGATTGGCGAGATTGGCATGGGCAAGATTGTAACCGACATTGACATGATGGGGAAATCTTATAAAGAGGTCTCGGCAGATATTCGTGCGGCTACCGCCGCATCTAACGGCAGCATTTCAAGCCTGGAGAAGCAGCGAAGCGTTTGGATCCAATTACGAAATGGGCTTGACCCTGCTAGCGATGCTTTCAAGGAAGTAACAAGGGACATCGAAAGAGTAGACCGAGCTTTAGAAAAAACTTCCCGCACTCGCCGCAAGTTCTCTCCCGGCAAAGCAGCCCAAGTTGCTGGCGCAACGATTTCAGGCGGAATCTTTGGTGGTCCTGAAGGATTCCTTGGTGGTGCAATTGGTGGTGCAGTTGGTGGCGTTGGTGGGTCTTTTGCTGGTGCTGCACTTGGCGCTCAGGTTGGTGGTCTTAGAAGAGAGCTTGGCGGCTATGCAGAGTATGCAGCTCAGATTGAGAAGTTGAAGATTGCCTTGAAAGGGCTTACTAAGGATCAAAACGAATTCAATTATGCCTTGGCTGCTTCGCAAAAAGTAACTCAAGATTTTAATATACCTCAGCAAGAGTCGATCAGAGGCATTACGCGGCTTGCTGCAGCAATTAAAGGGGCGGGCGGCCCGCTCACTGATGCAGAAGTTGTATTCAGGAATGTAACTACTGCCATCAAGGCAACCGGAGGCAGTGCGCAAGATGTAGAAGGAGCCGTTACTGCAATGGTTCAGGTATTCAGTAAAGGCAAGGTGAGCGCTGAAGAACTCAGCGGTCAGCTTGGCGAGCGCTTGCCTGGTGCCGTGACGATGTTTGCCAAGGCCAATAACATGAGCCTTACTGAGTTGCAAGACAACCTAAAGGCCGGGACAGTTGGCTTGAACGAATTGATGAAGTTTGTCAGGTCGCTTGGTGATACATATGGCGCAACAGCGAGAAAAATTTCTGACTCTAATGCTGACGCTGGTGCAAGGCTGCAGGTTGTTGTTAATGACATGAAAACCGCGATAGGTGATGCTTTGATTCCAATAGGGGCTCAGCTTCAAGACGCCTTCGGTAAGTTCTTGCAAGAAATTACGCCTACACTTGTGGAGGTTTTGCCAAAAATTGGCGAGCTATTTTTGGGAATCGTCAAAAACCTTGATCTTATCGCTCAAGCTGCTGCAGCCGTGTTCGCGGTCGTAGCTGTTGGAAAAATTACTGCAATTATCGCCTCAATTGGATCGCTAAGTGCGGCCATTTTTACGCTTAAATTGAACGCAATTGTAGCGACAAAGGCGCTGATAGGACTAAATGCAGCCGCTTTGCTTAATCCTTACGTCGCCCTGGCTGCTGGGGCTGCAGCATTGGGAGTTGCGATATTTAGAGCCGCACAAGAGCAGAAAAGGCTTAACACGCTGATTAGGGAAGGGTCAGTTGCGGACATTGATAAACAGCTAGCTGAGAATAGATCTGAAATCATCAAGATAGAACAAAGGCAATTAAACCCAGGATTATTTTACGACGTTTCTCCTGGCTCCCAGGGCACTAGCCTTTCCCCAAGACAAAGAGATATTCAAAATCTAGAAAAATACAGAGACGCAGAGAAAAAACTTCAAGAGGACCGCAAAAGAGCGGTCTATGATGCCACGCAAGGCGCAGGCTTGCCGGAGAACCTTCTTCGACCATTTGACTATCAGTCTCCCAAGGGTGATGGCGGTGACGGCAAGGGCGGCAGCAGCACCAAAGAGAAGAGGCAGCGTAAATCGCAACTTGAGTCGATTAATGCTCGCCTAACTTTGCTTGACATCGACAAGATGATCAGAGCAAACGCAAGAGAGATTGTTGAGGCGCAAGCCGATAATAACTTCGAGAGAGTGAAAGAGTTAAGTCTGCAAAAACTTTCCTTGGCCTCTCAAAAAGAGTTTGCGTCCGTTCAGCTTGATTACAGAGACGCTTTGGCTCGGGCTGCTGGAGATGAAAATGAGCAGATGCTCAAAGCTGAAGCTGCTGCAAGTAGTGATAGGGCGATTCAGGAGCTGAGGTTTAAACTTAAAGAAGACATGCTCGATCTTGAGCAGCAAAGTCGCCTTGAGCAAGAAGCTCGAACAAGAGCTGCCGAAGACGAAGTTTTTGCACTTCGCGAGCAACTCGGCCTCGTAAGCGATCAGGAAAGAATTTCTAGGTACAGGACAAACTTAGAAGAGCAAGGTACGCCTAACGCCGACGAGCTTACTGATCTTTATAGGCAGACTGTTGATCCTACTTTTGCCGAGGGCATTTCTCAAAACATTAGGGCGCTCAAGCAAGAACTGGAAGAGCTTTTAGATCCGATCAACCAAGTCACAGGCGCCGCAAACGCAATCGGTACTGCATTCACTGATTCATTTACTAGTGTCATTAATGGCAGTGCAACGACTCAAGAGGCACTTGCTAATTTCTTCGGCAATATCGGCAAATATTTCCTTGACATGGCCGCGCAGATCATCCAGAAGATGATCACGATGGCGATCTTGAATTCAATTGTTGCGGTGCTGCCTGGTGGCGGTGGCGGTGGCGGTGGCGGTGGCGATATTTTCGCAGACATTGCTGCCAGAGGCGGGTTGCGCATGAAAAACGGCGGCGTCTTCGGCAAAGGCGGACTTGTTCCTTTTGCTATGGGCGGCATCGTTGATAAGCCCACGATGTTTGCCTATGCAAACGGCGGTGTGGGGCGCTTTGGACTTATGGGTGAAGCAGGTCCAGAGGCAATTCTTCCTTTGAAGCGCGGATCCAACGGAAAGCTTGGAGTTCAGGTTTCAGGTGGATCGTCGAATAATATAGTGGTCAATGTTGACGCAAGCGGCACTCGTGTGCAAGGTGATGACACACGCGGCAAGCAGTTGGGTGGTGCCATTTCTGCAGCAGTGCAGGCAGAATTGATTAAACAACGCCGCCCTGGTGGTTTACTCGCAAGTTGATGGCTACTTTCCCTGACGTTTCACCTGATTACGGCGCATCTAAGAGTGCGAAGCCCAATGTACGCATTGCGCAGTTTGGCAGCGGCTATTCACAGCGCACAACATTTGGGTTGAATCAAGACCCTAAGACTTGGAGCCTGACGTGGAATTATCTAGAGGCTACTGATGCAAACAGCATCGAAGACTTTTTAGAAGCACGTGGTGGTGTTGAAGCATTTGAATGGACCCCACCAGATGACACGACAGAATACAAATGGATCTGCCGAGAATGGACCAAGGCCATGCCTGTTGGCTTGAGGTTCACGATCACGGCCACGTTTGAGCAGGTGTTTGAAGCATGAGCACACCACAGAAGATTCAAGAACAGCTTCAGTCGCTGGAGCCATCAGCAATTATCGAACTGTTTCAGTTGCAGCTCACGGCGGCAGTTAATGGCGTTGATTCGACGTTTTACTATCACGCTGGCACGAATGAGCTGACTGCTGATGTCGTGTTCAATGGGGTCACCTATTCGGCTTATCCGATTGAGGTTGATGGCTTTGAAGTGAGTTCGAAGGGCACGCTGCCTCGGCCATCGATGCGGATTGCCAATGCAAATAATGCAATTTCTGCATTGCTTGTGCTCTATAACCCGCTGCAGGCAAAGGTTACGCGCATTAGAACGTGCAAGAAATTTCTAGATGCCGTCAACTTCTCAGGCGGTAATCCAACAGCAGACCCAACGGCCAAGTTTGAAGACGAGATCTGGTATGTCGATCGAGTAGCAAACGAAAACCCACAGTTAGTTGAGTTTGAGCTGACAAGCAAGCTAGACCTCACCAATCTTGCTTTGCCACGTCGTCAAGTCTTGGAACATTGTCCTTGGCAGTATCGCGGCTCTGAGTGCGGCTACAAAGGAACGCGCTATTTCGACCTGAACGATAAAGCAACAAATAAAGCGAATGATCAATGCGCCAAGCGTTACACAAGCTGCACGAAGAGATTTACGTCTGGTCGAATACCCTTTGGAGGATTCCCTGGTGCCAGACTTCAAATGTGAGGCTGAGGCTCATGCTGCAAAAGAATCACCGCGAGAATCGTGTGGCGTTGTGGTGGCAGGTCGTTACATACCTTGCCGTAATATCGCTGATCGTCCTGAGCAAGACTTTGTCTTAAATCCTGTCGATTATGCACGCGCTGCATTGACCGGAAGGATTGAAGCTATCGTGCATTCACACCCACAAGGCGGCCCAGCAAGTGAAGCTGATCTCGCAGCCTGCAAGCACACCAAACTGCCTTGGTACATTGTCCTGCTGCCTGATCGTGAATGGTTGACTATCAATCCCTAGTCGGTCTGCGCTGGGAGTATGGCGTCAATGATTGCTTTACGTTGGTGCGTCAATGGTTCAAGCTGCAAGGCATTGAATTGCCTGAGTTTGCGCGACCTGAGAACTTAGAGATCTGCGATAGCATTTTTCTTGAGCAGGCCGAAGCGATTGGGTTTGAGCAGGTTGAATATGACAGGCGATTGCCAGGCGATATTTTGATCATGCGACTGCATACACGCACGCCGATGCACGCGGCGATTCTGCTGCCTGATGAGTTGATTTTGCATCAGCGGCAAGACTCATTGAGTGCAATCGAGCCGTTGCGACGGTATTATGTCAAAAGGATTGCAGCAGTGTTCCGCTATGCAGCAGGTCGTCCGACTGCTGGGTGATCTGGGTGAGCGGTACGGCGCCGAGCACACCTACGAGAATCTGCGGACGCCTGCAGATGCAATCAAGCTGCTGTGCATTAACTCACCTGAGCTGCAGGAAGAGCTGATCCACGCGCATGAGCATGGCGTTGGTTATCGGTTGATTCAGGCTGATGTTGATCTGGGATATGAGGATCTGCAGCTACCGCTAGGCAGCCATGATTTGATTTTGACGCCTGTCGTTACAGGTAGTGGTGATAGCACCAGTCAGATTTTGATTGGTGTTGGCTTGGTAATTGGCGCGTTTTTCACGGGTGGCGCCACGATTGGTTTGCTTGGCTTGGCTGCGCCAGTGGCTGTTTCAACAGTGCTGGCCAGCATTGGTGCCAGCTTGATTCTTGGCGGTGTCGCGCAGATGCTGTCACCTCAACCAGTTATCCCCAAGCTTGGTGGCGTTGGTGGCGGGATTCGAGGCAGTGGTGAGTCAGGCGCAACTGATGGTCCGCAGTCTGTTGTTCGCGGCTCAAACGATCGGCAATCGTATATGTTCACGGGCGCTGCAAACACTGTTGGCGTTGGTGCAACAATTCCTGTTGTTTACGGAGAAGTGATTACAGGTAGCCACCTGCTTTCTGCAAGGGTTGAAGTAGCAGATGATTCTGACCCTTTAAAGAATTCGATCAAAGAACCTGGCCCAAGCACCGTTTTAGTTGGTGGTGAGACGCTCAGTGGTTTGACTTACGCTTCAGGCTTTAGGTTTAGGCCATGGAACTCTTCCTTGATGAAGCCTTTGGGTACAGCCAGAAAAAGAACTATTTCATTGTCAGAGGGCAACGCAGAAAGGCTTGCAGATGTTGATTATAAGGATGATGAAAGAAGAAAGAATTACATGATTTTATTTGAGTTGACGAATGGCTTGTTTGATTATGTAAGCGGTCCAGGCACGACTTTAATAGATGGATTTATTACGTTTGAGGTTTCGCTAAGTATTAGTGCAAAAGGTCCAGATCCTGACGTGGCTAGGTTCCAAGTCACAGTGCAAGGCTTGCTAAAGAAAGGTCAGGCGTATCGCTGGATGCAATATATTCAATACCCGAAACTTGGCGACAGTTTGGAACCAGATGACATCAAAACAACAATTACTATCGTTGACTTTCGTTGCGCCAGCGGGTGCAATCTAGTTGTTGCTCACAATGGCTACGAGCTATTCGAGAGCAAGTCCTATTGGGTAGCCCCTGTCACCACCTA